CATCCCAAGAACAAGTGATAATTAATGCATTAGACCATTTAGATAAAAAAACTATTGAGGATAATTCTGAGGAAGAAGATGAATCTGAAGAAGATGAATCTGAAGAAGATGAATCTGAAGAAGATGATTATGAAGAGGATGAAGTTTAATGTTTGTTTTTACGAGTGTGTCTAAATGTGGATGATATATCATTAAATAAACCAGGAATAAATTTACCCATTTTTATCATTTGTATTTCTGATTTAGTCAATTGTTTTTTTCTATTATGACATTTTCTGCCGTTTTTATAAGAACAGATAGTTTTATATCCTTTACCATTCTTAATTATGACTTTTCTGGTAGTTTTTCTGCCACCCTTCATATTATTTTGAATATTAGAATAATCAAAGCCCATAATATAATATAATATAATAAATATATTAGTTTATATTATGATTTTATCGCGCATTTTTGTTCATATATTTCATATATTAATAGTAGGTTCATTATTTTTATATGTAGGTATAAATGGTATAAAAACTCCTGCGTTTGTTTTTCCATTATTAATGTATTTAGGAATAGTAATAATAATATATCATTCTTATAAAGTATATAAAAGACTTATACTTGATAAAAGTGCTTGGTTCAACTATATTCATATTTTTTTAATAGGTCCTTTATTAATCACAATAGGTTTAAATGGTGTAAATACTTCTAGAAAATATTTTGAATTACTATTAATGTCTGGAATGGCTTCAATTGGATATCATGGATATTATTTAATATTAATATTTAATAAATTAAAAAAAAATATATTGCGTTAGAATATAATGGGTGGAAATACCGGAAATATACGAACTTTAAGAAACCAATCAGGAACTGTTGGTTCTAGAACTTTAGGTTCTATTTTAGCAAGTGATACTGGGTCAGGTGCCGGGTCTGTTAGACGTATTTATGGATACTATGCTTCTAAAAATGGTGGTGCTATAAGTCCTTTTAAATCCATATTTAATATTAATTATGGAGAGTTTAGAGCTCGTTCTCAGTATTTTATAGGTTCGGGTTATCTTTGAGAAATCCAAATAACGGTTGGTGGCTAATTAAGTAAATAAATAGCCCTTAACATGTATTAAGTATTTAAAAATAATAATACTATCATTATTTACATACCACATATTTAAATAATTATATTTTGTATGCGTTTCAACAATTGTAAGTATCAATCCAAGATTTATTTAATACATTTGCGACACTTTCTAACGCACCCTCAGTCCATCCTTGTCTTCTACTAACATCTTCACCTACAACTAACATACCAGGTTCAGGATGTTGAGCTTCTCTTATAAATTCTGGACGATTTCTATATTTCTCTCTGTCTAGAGGTTCATAGTAATGTGTTCCTATTGGCCAATAAAAATCTTTAATTGCTATAATTTTAAGAGTATTTGGAATTATACCAAGAGCTTCTTCGACTTTTTTTGCAAAAAAATCTCTGTTATCAAGAGTGTTTTCTTTATGAACTTGTAATATCTTAGCATTTTTATTATCAGCATACGCAATCATATATACACTTTTAGAGAATGGAATCATTTTTTGTAAAGGTCCGGGAACAATTGTATATGTTGAAACTAACTGACTCATTATATCTGCTGATTGTGAGTTAAATTTGGCATATATATATAAAAATGGTTGACCATGTATTTGTTTATAGATTTTTAATTGTGGAAGAAGATTTTGGACAGTGCTTATCCTTGTTGCGACTATAACTTTATTAGAATAATAAGTTCTTATTTTATTTTGTGTTCCAATAGATGTTAGTTCAAATAAACAAGGACTATTTTCTATTTTGTCTATTTTGTCTATCTTTGTTGAAGCTAGTATATTTTGGTGTCCAATTTTATTACATAAATTATGAACTAATGAATTCCATGGTATCTCTAATCCTGTCCATCCTGGCGCATTATCTTCCATTTGATAATGATATAATACTTCATAAACATCCTCATCTTCATAATCGGAATAACCAGATGATATAACAAAATCATTATATATTTTACTACCTAAGTGTTGTACTGCAAATTGTTTAAATGTAATTGAAGGAGGATTTTTATAGTTTTTATATATTGTTCTTAATTTGGTTAAATATTCTTTAATATTAACAGGATTTTTAATTTGTTTAGAATAGTTCATAGAAACAGGAAAAGGTTTGTATTTAATTTTAAGTTCTTTTAGAAGTTTAATTAATAAATCATCAGTATCCCGACGTCCAACTCCAGCGCCAATAACAATATTTTCATTGTAAAAAACATGATTACCAATTCTACCTCCGATATAAGGTCTTCTGTTACTTTCTAAAACTAATAATTTTGTTTTAGGAGAGATTTTTTTGATATTATATGCACTATATAAACCGGCTAAACCAGCCCCAACAATAATTATATCATAATGATTATTATTCATTATAATATAATTTTATAAATAAAAATATTATTAAGAATTATTTAATATCTACGTGATTTTCTATGTTTTACATCCTTTTCTTCTATATCTTCGTTTGTTAGAGTATTTTCTAAACTTTGTCATTTGCATAATTTATAAGATTATTTATTTTTACGAGTATTGTTCTTGATTTTGTTTGTAACCCCATGAGTTTTTCTGAATTTAACAGTTTGTTTTTTCTTACATTGAAATTGTCCTCGTGTGTAACCTTTACGATTAAAAATAGTTTTAGTACATATTCCAATAGATTTAGCTTCATTAACAGGGTCAAGTTTTTTAATACATTTGCAAAGTTTTTCAGACATAATATGTTCAGCTTTTTTTTTAAGAAGTCTTTTAGACTTGGGTATATCTATATTATAATATTTTAAAATACTAACATAATCTTTGTTAGTTAATTCAACTGGCATATTACTAAATTATATAAATATTTTTATTTTGTATTAATAAAATAACAATATAGTATATGACAACTTGTAGTTCCAAAATAGTAGTTTTTGACTTAGATGAAACATTAGGTTATTTCATGGAATTAGGAATGTTTTGGGATGCATTAAAATTATATATAAAACATAAACAATTAAAAATCCCGATAGATCAAAAATTATTTAATGCTGTTCTAGAATTATTTCCAGAATTTTTGCGTCCAAATATAATAAATATTCTAAATTATTTGAAGAATAAAAAAAAGCAGAATCGTTGTGATAAATTAATGATATATACTAACAATCAGGGTCCTATAGAATGGGCAAATTATGTAATGAGATATTTTGAGGAAAAAATAAATTATAATATTTTTGACCAAATAATAGCGGCATTTAAAGTTCGTGGTAAGAGAGTAGAATTATGTAGAACAACACATATGAAGACACATGCTGATTTAATAAAATGCACAAAATTACCTGAGGATACCGAAATATGCTTTTTAGATGATGTATTTTATCCAGACATGAACAATGAAAAAATATATTATATAAATGTGAAGCCATATGTATATGATTTAGAGTTAAATGAGATGATAACAAGGTTGTTAAATAGTGATATATTGGGTGCGGGGTTTGGGGACCCTACATATTGTAGGGAGTTTATGTTGGAGTTCATGAAAAGATACAACTACACGTATGTAGGGAAAACAACTGAGACGCAAAATGTAGACAAAATTGTGTCTAAAAAAATACTACATCACCTACATAACTTTTTCAAAACACACCCCATTGGAAAACATACGCATAAAATTGTTAACAAAACAAAACGAAACAAAACTTTTAAAAATAAAACTCTTAAAATACATTATAACTAGTAATTCTATTAACTATTCTTGTAACTAGTTAAATATTTTTTAAAATCTAATAAATAATCATTTATTATACTATTTATTGCTGTTGTTGCTAATAAAAATACTCCCGCACTAAATGCTATTTTTGCATCCAAACCTGTAAATTTTACACGTCTAAATGGATTAAAACGATAAACCAAAAATATACTAACGTACAACTTTATGTAATATTGTAGGTCGTCTAAATATTGAGGAGCATTTACTGATATACCCAAAGCTATAGCGATATATAATATCCATGTTATATATACAATTATATCATATACTTTATCCTGAAATTTATGTAGATTCTTATTGAATACCATTATTATATTATTATATTTTATCGCATTCATATTTTTTTCATATTATTTAATATTTTATTAAAATTAATTTATATAATCAATATATAAATGGATATTCATAGCTATATTGATCAACCTACTTCTCAAAGACAAAAAACGGTTTATTTAAGATCATACGAAAGAAATATTCCTTCACAGCCTTTACAACCTTATTTAGATGCTAGACCTGTTTTAACTAAATATTCTATTTTACCTATTGTTGACCCCAGAAAGTCTATTAGTACACCTTTAATACAACAAGCAACATATAATCCAGAAAAAATGTTTAATCCAGGAAATGACTTTGGTCCTTGGTCTGGTTATGCTTCTAATATTAATCATGAATCTGAATTAAGAAATCAAATTTTTGCTTTACAAAGCTGTTCTCAAGCTGCTTATATTCCTTCTAGTAAAAGCAATTTATATCAAGTTAACTGGCAAAATACCCCAATAGGGATACAACCATTCCCCACATTATTTAAAAATGAACAATTTTGTCCTATCAATCCTAACCCCAATCCAGAAAAAATAGGATTTGCACTATTTAACAATGCTACAAGACAACAAACCAAAGATTTAACTAAGGCAACGAAATGTAATTAACATTTCAAACAATAGTTATAATTTCGTGCTGTCTTTCATCTTCTACATAATTTATATACTATAAATTAATTATATAAATGTGTTTAATATTAAATACATTTATATTTTATTATATTATATAAATGTCTGATGATTTAGTTAATCAGCTTACCTTAAATTTTTTAATAAGTAAACAACAACTTCAAAAACTTAATAAAAAAACTAAGGAAACTACCGAACAGCAAAAAATAAAGGAAATACAAAAATATAACGACAGAATTAAATTACTCTTTACTAAGTTGTTAGTTTCTAAACCTCCAGATGACTTATTATTTGAAGTTAAAATTGCATTTGATACATTTATTGAAAAATCTATATACTATCTTAAAGCACATGATAATAGTGAAAATTTAGAAAAAGAACGTTGCGAAGAAATACATGAAGATATTGATTTTGAAAAAGAAGAAAAAGAAATTGTAAATGGAAATTATAAGGAATGTCCAAATTATGAAGATGAAGAAGATGAAGAAGATGAAGAAGATGAAGAAGATGAAGAAGATGAAGAAGATGAACCTGAACAAGAATCTAAACCGGAACAAGAAGCTGAGACGGAAGAAGAAGCTGAGACGGAAGAAGATGAAGATACAACTATAACTAATAAACATCAACCTATTATTGTTAAAAGTAAATATAAAAAGGCTAATATGTCAAAGGGTGTTGATGATATTCAAAAATTACCTCTTGATTGGTTTCAAAATATTAGACAAAATTATAAAAAAAATCAAATTATTCCAATGAAAAAGGAACAAAATATTATATTTACAGAGACAACTTTTAGGGATATTAAAAAGAAAATATAAACCTATTATATGAGAAAAAGGATCACTAAAAACAGACATTTTAATAAAAAACATAATACAAAAAGGAAAAATAGGTTTAATAAAACACTTAAAAAACCATTTGTAAAACTAAATTGTAGTCCCGAAAATAAAAATAAAGATTATACATGTTATACTGATAGTGACCTTTATAAATTGCGAGATATGTGGAACGAACGTCATCCTGATAGACCAATAAAAACTAAAAATACAAAAAAAATATGGAAACTATTAAAAGAATATTATTCCACAATTTGTAATAAAGAATCATGTTGGGTGCGTCAAATGACAAAAAATACAAAACTTGAAAAAGACCTTTTAGATGCGTTTGCACCGGAATCACCCGAAGACTGGAAAAAGAATCCAAACGAATGGCTATCAAGTCTTGACATTTTACAAGTTATGAATCAATACGAGAAAAAATACAAATGTTTTGATTTTCTAGGCCCATCACCAATAGATTATGACACACATAAATTATATGGCGAATGTGTATGGGAAGAATTATGTCATTTTAACCTGTCTGACCAAATAAAAAAGGGACATACTAAAATAGGGGTAATATTTAATTTAGACCCACATTATAAAGGAGGAAGTCACTGGGTATCATTATTTATTAATGTAAAAGAGAAAACAATATTCTTTTTTGATAGTGCTGGAGAATCTATCCCTTCACAGATTAAAAAATTTGCAGATACTGTTATTAAACAAGGCAGTCAACTTTCCGAACCTATTAATTTTAAATTTGACCAAAATTATCCAGTTGAACATCAATATGGAAATACTGAGTGTGGCATTTATTCAATATTTTTTATTACACATATGCTCGAAGACAAAATTACTGGTCATTATCTTAAAACACATATACTAAAAGATAAGTATATGGAAAATTTTAGAAAAGTTTATTATAACGAGAATGGCAATGTATAACAGTCATCTAGATAATGAAGACTTTAGCATAAGAAACATTATATCTATACTCTATTTTATTTATAAATTTTAAAATTAATAAGTAAAATATATACATAAAAATTAAATTATTATGTATATTAATGTCTAATTTATCACAATTTACAACTAAGCAAAATCTCAAATTACTATGGGAAGTTTTATTAGATGAGCTAAATATCAACAAAACTAACACTAAATTAATTGGAAATATTAGAACTGTTTTTGAAAGCAATATAAATCCATTTTCTTCAAGAGTTAATCCTAAATCACAGATAATGGATATTAATAAACAATTTTTATCTCAAGTTGTTTTGGCTGTTAATCGTTTATTCCCTACTCTAAAACAAGAACAAACTATTAAAAGAATTACAATATCAGATGAAGAAATATCCGATTTTAAAGAACCATATAAAATAGAAGACATACATGCGTCACGTCAAAATGAGTTTGAAAAGGAGGTTGACCGTAAACGAATAGAAATGGAAAATTATATGACGCCGCAAAAACCTAGAGAATTAGATTTTTCAGACAGAAATTCATATGGTAAAATAACAGCAATGGATTCATTAGTAGCTGATAAAATGGCACAAAGAAATTTAGAAATTCAACAGTTTCAAAATAACAATTATAATACAAGTATTGATTCTGAAAAATGGCTTACCCCGAAAGAAACGTCTGTTAAAAATGAAAAAAACGTAATGGAACCGAAGGTAGCTATGCTGGAACAAAAAAACATAATCAAAAATAATCAAAACTCAAGACTAAAGCATATATCAATTGATAGTAATAATAATATTACATTATCAATTGATGAAACTGAACAAAAAATTAAAAAAGTATCATGGGATGATTCCAATTTAATGGATTATCAAAAAGAATCAACTGTTAGTATTTTTAATAAACTTAAAAAACAACCAATAATTGAATCGAAGATAGCATTGCTTGAACCGAAGTTTGAACAAACACTTAATATTATTGACAATCCTGTCACAGAAGTTGTTGATAAACAATATATAGAACAAAAATCTATACCATTGCCTCAGGTTAAACGTGAAGAAATACAAAGAAAGGAAATAACTTTGGCTATTCCTATCAATGAACCTATAATACCTAAAACAGAACTTATAAAACAATTGAATGAAATGAATAAAAAGATTGATAATCTTTATGAAATTATATATAAACTAACAAATTTTATAGAAAATAAGAATAATAACATGGAGACTAATGAAATAAATGATAATTCAAATTAATTATACTTTTTCTTTAACAATTTCCATAAGACCTTGTGAAGTTTTAACTAATTTTCCTATTAATATTGGTCTAACTCCTGGTATTTGTTTTGCTTGAATTACACTATCATAATCATATACTTGTCTTGTATCCATTCTTAACATATAACGCTTGCCTGTTGCTTTATATGTAAATGGTCTTGCTTCCCAATCAATTCTTTCCA